CCTGTTTTAACTTTCTTATTAGCTTTTGAGTTTGGTGTTTTAACGCTGTGTGTAAGCATGGATTGGATGACGATGGAACAATTTAAAATGATTTGGAATGATGAGTTTCAAGCCATCTGGGCCGCAGTTGTTTCATTTTGGTTTGGAAGCCGTACTATGGCTAGGAAACAACAGACGTGAAAATAAATAAGGTCGGATTAGAAATAATTAAATCTTTTGAGGGCTGGTCTGCTGAACCTTACCTTTGCCCTGCAAACCGTTGGACGATTGGTTACGGTTCTACATGGGATATTGACGGACATTCTGTCACCGCTGACCATCCTCGCATTACGAAAGACGAGGGCGGAGCGTTGCTTAGAAAAGAGGTGCATCATATTGAAAATGCAGTTAAAAAACTTATCAAAACACCTTTGACTGTAAATCAGTTCTCAGCAATTTGTAGCTGGGGTTTCAACGTAGGTAGCGGGAACGTACAAAATTCCACACTTAGAATGTTATTGAACCGTGGAAACATTGAAGGTGCAGCGGATGAGTTTCCTAAATGGCGCAAAGCTGGTGGACGGGTGTTAAAAGGTCTAGTTAGACGTAGGATTGCTGAGAGAACTTTATTTCTTACACCTGATTAATTGTTTAAATGAAAGTTGTGTAATGAAGAAAAACGTAGAAGCAGAGCAATTATCAGATGGCACTATAGTATCATCACATAGTATAGAGATAGTGTGTGCTGCTTGTGGGTATGACCTTGATGAATCAGAGTTATCTGCTGATAAATGTTCAAATTGTGGAGCAACCCTCGGATTAAAAAAGAGTGTGACTATACAAGCAACTTCCGTACCAGCATTTGGGGAAATATAAATGCCTTTTAAAAAGTTAGAATTTAAACCCGGTATAAACAAAGAGACTACAAGATACTCTTCTGAAGGTGGTTGGTATGATTGCGATAAAGTACGTTTTCGCCAACAATTTCCTGAAAAAATAGGAGGTTGGAGCAGAATATCTAGTAATACGTTTTTAGGTGTATGCAGATCTTTATTTGCTTGGCTTACTTTAGCAGGGCAAAAATTAACTGGTGTTGGAACTAGCAAAAAATTCTATCTGGAGCAAGGAGGAGTTTATTATGATATAACTCCTATTAGAGCCACCACTACCAATGCTGCTACTTTTGCCGCTACTAATGGTTCTACTACATTAACTGTTACTGATAGTAGTCATGGGGCATCTGCAGGTGATTTTGTTACTTTTAGTAGTGCAGTATCTCTTGGGGGAAATATAACCGCTACCATATTAAACACAGAGTATGAAATTGCATCTATAACTAATTCAAATACTTATACTATAACAGCATCTATAGCAGCTAATGCTTCAGATTCAGGTAATGGTGGGTCAGCTACCGATGCCGCTTACCAAATAAGCATAGGCACAGATGCAGCAGTACCCTTAAATGGTTGGAGCGCTGGTTCGTGGGGGGAAAGCACATGGAGTTCTGGTGGAACTTCTAGTACAGCTCTACGCACGTGGACTCAATCTAATTTTGGAGAAGATCTTATATTTGGTCCAAAAGGTGGTCAGCTATTTAGGTGGGACGCTACAAATGGGGTTTCTACTCGCGCTCTACTATTGTCAGGTATTGGCGGTGCGTCTGATGTACCTACAATACAAAATTATATTCTTGTGTCAGATATAAATAGATTTGTTTTTTGTTTTGGTCCTAATATTATTAGCACTACAACTCAAGATCCTATGCTTATACGTTGGTCAGACCAAGAAGACGTTTTAAATTGGACTCCTTCAGCTATTAATCAAGCAGGAAGTTTACGTTTATCAAAAGGCTCTGAGATAATATCGGCAAATCAAGCCAGACAAGCGGTTAACGTATGGACCGATACTGCTCTGTATAGTCTGCAATATGTGGGAGGACAAATAGTCTGGGCCGCACAGCTTATAGGTGAAAATACGTCTATAATATGTAATAAGGCTGTAGCTTATGCTAATGGAGCTTCTTACTGGATGGGGAAAGATAAGTTTTATACTTCAGACGGCAGCAGAGTCCAAACATTAAAATGTGACTTGTTACGACACGTATTTAATGACTTTAACATATTGCAATCAGATCAAGTATTTGCAGGTACAAATGAAGAATACCATGAAATTTGGTGGTTTTACTGTTCTAATAGCTCCAGTACTGTAGACCGATATGTTATATACAACCATCAAGATAGTATTTGGTACTACGGTACTTTAGCTAGAACTGCTTGGTTAGACTAATAATCTAGTTAACCATGAAGAAGGTATAGATGATAATGAGACAGCAACTACTGCAGCTATAAGTTCGTACATAACTTCTGCAGAGTTTGACGTAGAAGATGGGCATAGATTTAGTCTTGTATCTAAAGTATTACCAGATATTACTTTTGACGGATCTACAGCAGATTCTCCTGTTGCATCTTTATCATTGTTACCTCTTCAAGATTCTGGTTCTGGATACAATGACCCTACTTCAGAGGGAGGTAATAGTACTGGAACTATTACAAGATCTGCTACTTCTCCTGTAGAAAAATATACTAGTCAACTTAATATGCGTGTGCGTGGTAGGCAGATGTCTATTAAGATAGAATCTACAACAGAAGGAGTGCAATGGCAGTTAGGCTCTCCTCGTTTAGATACACGACTTGATGGGAGGCGATAATGTCAGCAACTTTTAAAACAAGCGTAGATTTTCTTTCTCCTCCATTATCGTTTGCTCCAGAGGAATACGAATCAAGATTTTTTAGTCAAAATAATGAAACATTACGGCTGTATTTTAATCAATTAGATAATACACTTAGAGATGCTTTAAAGCAGGAATATGCCGAATCTACAGCGTGGTTTATGGGCTAATGGCTAATAATTATAAAAATGTTAAGTTAGATCTTACAGCTACTAGTGTAACTACGTTGTATACTTGTCCTACAGCCACAACTGCTATATTTAAATCTATATTAGTATCTGAAGATTCTGGCAATGCAGACACTATAACTGTTACACTTACTAATGCTGCAAGTGCTGTTTTTAGTTTATTTAAAGTTAAAGCGGTAGGAGCAAACACTACTATAGAACTGCTTACAGCTCCGTTAGTAGTTGAAGAAGGTGAAATTATAAAAGTTAATGCTGCTACTGCTAACAGGTTACACGTAGTTGCTAGCTTCTTAGAGATTGGGTAGATCAACATGGCTCGTATGGAAACTATAAGCAGTAGCGATAGAGAACTATCTAGCGGAGAGATTGTTGCTAAAGCGGTGCATCAAGTTGATACTGGAGATGTTCCAATAGATACAGCATTAGCTGTTATAGCAAAAGAAAGTACGTTACCGACTGCTGATACTGTTCAATTTGGCAATACTGTATTTATAGCTAATCGCGGTGTTGGCCCTAATAAAAACAAAATGGTAGGACGTGCATTTAATATAGATACTGGTAAAAACTATCTTAACAATACTTTGGACTATTTAGAATATATACGTGAGAAAGGTATTACACATTATTCTACTTCGTTTACTGGTTCTGAAGTATTGAAGTTAGCACAATTAGTGCAACGTGTAGTTAACAAGAATACGGATAGTAAAGTATACATTGGGGAAAACGATAACGGGTATTATTTAACCTATTTTAGGGCTGGTAATGACCCTATACCGAGGGTTTCTTAGATGGGATGTTCAAGTGTAGCTAACGTAGTCACAGCACCTGTTAAGTTTGTAGGTGAGGCTGTAAGCAGCGTCGCAGATTTTAATGTGCTTGAAATAATTAAGCCGGTTGTTAAAATGACTAGCAATGTTGTAAAGGGAATGGCAGATGACCCTCTTGGTACTCTTGCTACTATTGCTGCAGCATCTACAGGAAATCCTTACGTTATTGCGCTTACACGTGCAGGTAGAACTGCTTTTAATGGTGGCAGTCCCTTAGATATAGCATTATCTACTATCCCTTCATTGCTACCTGTAAATACACAATTAGATGGAGTTGGGCGAACTGCAGCTAATATTGCGAGTATAGCTGCACGACAAATAGTTAATGCAAGTGCTGCCGGAGATGAT